TAAAGACCCTGCTAAGTTAGTCTATGATGACCATGGTATGCAGTTATCTGCGTATGCCCAAGGCTGTAACATAGATAACCCACAAAGAGTTTCTATCTTTGTTGATAGAGAAGATACTGATTTAGTGGCATGTCATATCTGGGATACAGAGTCACATGAGAAACATAAACAAATGTTTAATAGTATCCTACAATTTTGGCAACTGGTAAAAAATTATGAATGGCAAGAAAGCTAAACTGATAAGAAGAAAAGCAGAGAACATGTTGATTGATTGGTTAAGAACCATGACACCTGATAGTGAAGACACATCTAAAATTAACAGGAAGAACTTACATGAGTTCTTACCAGAACAAACACATGTTTTTGGTATGGGTAGAATGTTACTAAGTGCTTATAGTCTACGATGGTTTACTAAGAAAATTAAACGTAATCCAAATGTAACATTAGAAGAGTTATTGAATGGCTAGAAAACCTAGAAAACCTAGACCTAAAAAAACAAACGTGCCTAAAGGTTATGATAGTTTATGGGAAGTTACTTTACATGAGACTGTCTTACAAAATTGGAAACATCATTTCGATACTATTGATTATATAGTACGACATAAATATGAACCTGATTTTGTAAAAGAAATAAAAGGTAAAACAATATTACTAGAAGCTAAAGGTAGATTCTGGGACTATGCAGAGTATAGTAAGTACATACATATACGAACAGCATTACCTAAGAATTATGAATTAGTATTTTTATTTCAGAAACCATTCTCTCCTATGCCACAAGCAAAGAAAAGAAAAGATGGTACAAAAAGAACCCATGCTGAATGGGCAGAGACAAACAACTTCACATGGTATAGTGAAGAAACATTACCGGAGGAATGGAAAAGTGAAACGTAAAGTTAATTATAAATTTAAAGAAGATTTAATTATTGCTGAGATAAAAAAACATATTGATGCTACGTACACTCAACACTATGCTAACGGTAAGTACCAAGCAACTGATATGATATTAGATGCTGGACATGGTGAAGGTTTCTGTCTTGGAAACATTATGAAGTATGCTATGAGGTATGGTAAGAAAGATGGTAAGAACTCAAATGACTTGCTAAAGATTATTCACTATGCTATAATAGCTTTATATATAACAGGAAACGAAGATGATAGAAGATAAGATAGGTAAGAAACCTTACTTAGGAATTTGTATAGATTATAACAAAGAAAAAAAGTTTGATAAGTTTAGTCTAGATACTCTTAAGGACAGATACTTTTGGGATAAAGAGACCCATGCTCAAGAAGCTTTTGCAAGAGCTTCAGTATTTGGAGCAACGTACAAAGGAGAAACAGATTATGAATTGGCTCAAAGACTTTATAACTACAGTTCCGACTGTTGGTTTATGTTCAGTACTCCTATACTTAGTAACGGAGGAACAACTCGTGGGCTTCCTATCAGTTGTTTTCTTAATTACGTACCTGACAGCAGGGGTGGTCTCTCTGCTCATTACGATGAGAACATATGGTTGGCGAGTTCGGGTGGAGGCATCGGTGGATATTGGGGAGATGTTCGTAGTAATGGTATTTCTACTACTCATGGCTCTCGTTCTACTGGAAGCATTCCTTTCATGCATGTAGTTGATTCTCAAATGTTAGCCTTCAATCAAGGCACTACAAGGAGAGGAAGCTATGCAGCTTACATGGATATAAGTCATCCAGAGATTGAAGAGTTTGTAAACATGAGAAAAGAATCAGGTGGTGATATTAATAGGAAGTGTTTAAACCTTCACAATGGAATTAATATAACCAACGCATTCTTAGAAGCTGTTGAGAATGATGAAGACTGGAGATTGATTGACCCTAAAACTAATGAAGCTGTAAAGACAATCAACGCTAGAGATTTATGGTGGCAAATACTTTTTGCTAGAGCCGAGACAGGTGAGCCTTACATGATTAATATAGATACATGTAATGATGCTTTACCTAAAGAACAAAAAGATTTAGGATTAAGTATTAGACAAAGTAATCTATGTTCAGAAATAACTCTACCTACAAATGAAGAACGCACAGCAGTATGTTGTTTGTCTTCAGTAAACTTGGAACACTTTGATAAGTGGTCAAAGGATGAATCTTTTATTAATGATTTAATTACAATGCTTGATAATGTTTTACAACACTATATAGATAATGCTGTAGACACATCACAACTAGGAGAATATAGTGCAAACTTCAAACGTTTTTCAAAATATATTAGAGAAGGTAAGGAAGGCTATACCAAGTCAGCTTATTCAGCGTATAGGGAAAGGTCTCTTGGTCTTGGGGCGATGGGCTTCCATGCTTATCTTCAATCTAAAGGAATACCTTTTGAAGGTATATTCGCAACTGGCTTTAATCATAAAGCCTTTAGTTACATCAAAGGTGAAGCGACAAAAGCTTCTCAATACTTGGCAGAAGAAAGGGGTGAAGCTCCTGATATACATGGTTCGGGGCTTAGAAATGCTAATCTATTGGCTGTTGCTCCTAACGCTTCTTCCGGTATTATTTGTAGTGGGACTTCCCCTAGTATTGAGCCTTATAGGGCTAACGTCTATACGCACAAAACTTTGTCAGGTACTTACCAAGTTAAGAACAAATACTTAGAAAAACTTTTAAAGTCTAAAGGATTGAAAGCCACAGAACTTGAACAAGTTTGGAAAGATATTGCTGGTAGTGAAGGTTCAGTACAACATCTAGATATATTAGATGAGAAAGAGAAGGAACTATTTAAGACAGCAAATGAAATAAATCAAATATGGATTGTCGAACATGCACATATGAGACAAGAATTTATTTGTCAAAGTCAAAGTGTAAATTTATTTTTTACACTACCTAAGACTACGGATGACCAAGAGGTACATGATGAATACATGCAGTATGTAAATGATGTCCATTGGTATGGTATGCATAAACTTAAATCGCTATATTACTTTAGGTCTAATGCAGCTAGAAACGTAGAGAATGTTAATCTAAAAATCCCTCGTATTAAATTAGATGAAGAGGGATGTATTGCCTGTGAAGGCTAGGAAAAAGTTATGAGCTTATTATCAACAAGAGATTATTATAAACCGTTTGAGTATCCATGGATGTATGATTACTACAAACTACAAAACCAAATGCATTGGATGCCTGAGTCTGTACCTTTACATACAGATGTAAAAGATTGGCAAGACATTTCAGAAACAGAAAAGAATTTACTAACACAAATATTTAGATTGTTCACTCAGTCAGATGTAGATGTAGCTTCAGGATATATAGATAAGTATATGCCTATCTTTAAAAAACCAGAAGCAAGAATGATGATGAGTTCTTTTGCTAACATGGAATCAATACATCAAGATGCCTATAGTTTATTACTTGATACAGTTGGAATGCCTGAGTTAGAATATAAAGCATTCTCTGAGTATGAAGAAATGGCAGACAAGCATGATTATGTGGGAACGTTTAAACCACGTAAGAATGATAAGAGAACGATTGCAAAAACTTTAGCAGTTTATTCTGCATTTACAGAAGGACTACAATTATTTAGTAGCTTTGCAATCTTGTTAAACTTTCCTAGATTTGGAAAGATGAAAGGTATGGGACAGATTGTAACTTATTCTATCCGTGATGAGTCAATGCACGTTGAAGCAATGACTAAATTATTTAGAGAGTTTATTCAAGAGAACATAGATATATGGACAGATGATTTCAAAGGCGAACTATATCAAATATGTAGAGAGATGGTTGCACTTGAAGATAAGTTTCTTGATTTAGTATTTGAGATGGGAGACTTACAAGGATTAACTAAGAAAGATATGTATGCTTATAATAGATACATAGCAGATAGAAGATTATTACAGCTTGGTCTTAAAACTAATTACGACCAGAAAGAGAATCCACTTGGATGGATAGATGAAGTCATGGGTGTTGAACATCAGAACTTCTTTGAAGGTAGAGCTACAACTTATATGAAAGCTGGACTCAGAGGAAAACAAGACCTAATGAACTTCGCAAACTTAAGGACAGTCAATGAATAATAAAACAGAAGCTAATCTTATTAGTTTCAAAGTTCTACTTACTAAAGATAACAAGATAGTAACTGAATTATCTCAGCTACCATTAGATAAAGTTGATGGGTGTTTTCCAGAACACGATAGAGTTTTAATAAAAACTTTACTCAGACGAGCAAAAGAGAAGCTTGACCCCATACATAGGTTTTTAGAACGTGAAACTGGGGTTTTATAAAAAAACGACCTCACACAATAGCCGTAGTTAAACGAACAGGATGTAAGTAATACCATTGGTCCAAAAACATCTAACGTTTAACCACGAGCTTCTCTGTAGCTCTCAGAGCATTTAGCTATTTTAAGCTATTGTATAAATGTTTATTGGCTTTTCTTTACCTTTTACATGGATAGAGTCTAACTTTTGGTACATCGTACCATGATAATGCTTAATAGTTTCTTCACCTATAACTAAATCTTTACCAACAGTCTTACAACTAGACTCTAAACGAGCTGCTAAATTTACAGCATCACCTATAGCTGTGTAATCAAACCTAGTATTGCTTCCCATATTACCTATCACAGCATCACCTGTATTCACACCGATACCTATATCAATATCTAAATCTGATTCTTTCATTTTAGTTTTTATTTCTAACGCTGCTAAGATTGCTTGATGTTCATGTTTCTTTAAATCCATAGGTGCATTAAATATAGCCATCATTGCATCACCTATATATTTATCAACCATCCCACCATACTTTTTAACTGCATCAGCTTGGATAGTTAAAGCTTTGTTCATAATCTCTGTAACTTCTTCCGGTTCTAACTTCTCTGATAAACTTGTAAAGCCTCTGACATCTGTAAATAAAAAGGTACATCTTCTTCTTTCACCACCTAACTTTAAAAGCTCTGGATTATTTTGTAATCTTTTAACTTGTGCTGGGTCAAGGTAATGTTCAAATTGTTTTTTAATTTGTTGACGTAGTTTAAACTGTGTCCTAAAATTAAGATAGAATTGTTGAGTTGCAATAAGTGTCATACTTATCATACTCCATGTAACGTCTATCAAGTATCCAATAGAAATAAAGTAGTATCCTAAATATGCGATTGCAGACATTAAGATACCAAATGATATAACACCATAGGTCACACCAAGATAGGACAGGAGGAACGCTGTGAGTAAGCCTGAGATACATAATATAAATAGCTCAGTCAACAATCTAGTATCAGGAATATTAGGAGTATCCAGTAACATACTTTCAGATAGGGCTGCTTGAATCTTATGTGGTTCTAATAAACCTGTAGGTGTTGCAAGTTGTGGTGATATTCCTTTAGCTGTAAATCCTACGAACACAAACTTGTTAGCGACATTCATTTCTTGTATTGTAGTTTGTGGTGTATCAACCCAACTAATCCATTTACGACCAAGACTATCTGTAGGTATTGGATTTAATCCTCTTACTCTTATCATCTCAATACCATTTGGATTTGTTACAATCTGATATGTCTTACCTCCACCAAGTATCTTCAATACTTCTGTTCCAAAGGAAGCAACCCATCCTTCTGGTGTTTGTTGTAGTAAAGGTATTCTTCTTACAAGATTATCTACATCAACTGGAGCAGAGATAGCACCTTGACCTGCAGACTGTTTAAACGTTGTTATGTTCTCTATGAATCCTCCTGCTTTTGGTAAGTTTACATCTGGTCCTTTAATAACTGTACCATGTGTTGCAGGATATAAACCATTGTCTAACTCTGGCATACCTATAACAGATGGAGAACTTTGTAAAGCTATAGAGAATGCATCATCTCCTCCTAGTCTATCCGGATGTGGAAATAACATAACCCACCCTACACCTAAAGCTCCTGCTTCTATTAATTGATTATGTATATCAGCTAATCTTTGTCTGGGTAAGGGGTATCCTCCCTCATCATTCAGGTCTTGTTCGGTAATGTTTAGTATAGAAAAATATCCAGTAGGTTCTGGAGTTTGTACGAAAGTATCAAAGGTCTTAAGCCTAAGTATTTCTAAAGGTACAGAGTTGAAAAGTAAAGGTACAAGTAAGAGTCCAAGTAAAGGTAAAGACCACTTCATATTAATTTCCTTGAGTTATTGTTATAGTAGAGTCACCCCCACCATTCACCACAATCTGTGTGCTCTTGCCATTCTGTATTAGTATGACAGTATATGAACCACTCTTGTCTAAATCTAATCTAACAGTATCTTCTAAAGCTTTATAAAAAGTTATAAGATTGTCTGTGGAAAAAGTATTGATTTGAGTTTCTTGGTCAAACCCAAATGATGTACCTTTTAAATCTATGTCTGTTTTTAATAGTGTGTTTGTATTATCTAATTCGTTTATGTCTTCAATAATATTTAGTAGGTCTTCTAAAAAATTTACATCAAGATAATTTATATCTAACTCTGTAAACTCTAACTCATCACCTGCTAAATAGTCCTGCTCTAAATCGTCAAAATCGAGATAATCAATATCAAGAACATTACTTGAACTACTACCTCCGTCTTGTCTTCCTGCAACTTCATTCTCCTTTGGTTTACTTACAATCAACATGTTATCAATTAACTCAAGTGTCAAGTCAAGGATAACTGGTTTAGTGGGTGCAGCTTCAAACATTGAAACTGTTGTAGCTTGGTAAGGCTTGTTAAGTACAACCTCTCCCATAGCTGTAGCAACTACAATCTCCCCACTAGGTAGACCTTCGTTGTCAGGTAATAAGATAACTAAACTGCGACCTAGTTCATCTACAGTCACAGTAAAATCAGTCCCACGAATACCTATCGTAGCACTTGGAGTTTTTATAAATATGTTTTGTTTATCTATAGTTGCTAGTTTTCCTGTGATAAATCTTGCAGTACCACTAGCAAACTGTAGAGCCATCTTAGATTTAGATGGGTCAGGGTCATATATAAACTCATCAATTATGAGTTCAGAATGTTCAGTCAATCTAACTTGACTATCATCTAGAAACGTAATGCCCACTCTCCCATTAGAAGTTTGGACATTATCGTAACTATTTATGTTGAAAGATAATGAAGCTTCGTAAGTATCGTCTCTTACAACTCTTCCAAAACCTTTAAGTTCTGTAATGCTGCCTATATCAGCAACCGACTGCTGTTCCCCCATCGTTCTGGATGACACAAACAGTACCACTAGAACCAGTAGAAAGTATCTTAAGCCAATCATTATCCAATGTACTCTGTTGTTGTATGTTAAATGTTCTAGAACTTCCTGTCTGGTCTAAGTAAAAGTAACCACCTGCATAGCCTTGCCCATCAAAGCTAACCGTGTTTGAATCTCCATCAATATCCATATACGATGTACCACCATCATAATCAATATCAAAGTCAATCGTGTTACCTGAACCATTGATTATCCAATCAAGGTCTGTATTACTAGCCATAGCACTTGTCGCTAAGTCAAGCGTAAAAGTGTTAGTACTTCCAGTTACATCAACATTTAAGTTAGAACTATCTGCTCCGTATGTGTTTGTAGGGTCTACTTGAATTGTGAAACTATTACTGTCTCCATCAAACTCAAAGAAACCTGTCAAACTATCAGCAAGAATATCTCCTAAGAACTTATTAGTATCACCAATTTGATTGATGTCTAATGTCATACCAGTTCCATCTAAATCAAGAGGTGTTAAAGTACCGGCTACGGAATTTAAACCTCCAATAATATTAGCAGAACCGAGTTGCTCTAAATCAAGATTTGCTGTAGCACCAGATTGCTCAACGTATATTTCATTATCAGCAGCATAAATACCTAAAGATATTATAGCTACTAAACTTAATATTATTTTATTCATATTCCCAATAGCCTCTCTCTATTCCTATATTTATTATATTTAATACTCCTGTTTCTATTGCCTTTTGTAAAGCTATAGAGACAGATTCATTCTCAGCTACACCACCTTCTATTTCTACCAGCTCTGTTTGCTGCTCAATAAAACGAAATATATCCTGAGAAATACTTGTTGATAAAATGCTCTTGGTCACTAACGTTTCCATTAACACTTCACCAGTTGATACAGAAACTAATCGTAGTGATATTGTAACTGTATCTTCTCTGTATTGTTTACTGTTACCTATTCCTAAATAACGAGCACCCAATCCACCAGACTTTAGATTAGCCTCATATGAAACTACTCCACCCTGAACTAACAATCCTGCAAAGAGCAGGGGTTTTAATTTATTATCTTCTTCAAACTCTTTACGAGTTGTTCTAATAAGTTGTCTTTCTTTTGTAAGGTCATCCAATCCTACACGTTCTACAACTCTAAAGAACTTACCATGTGCAGTATGTTTAAACGCCCTGATTAAAAATGCTTCGGGTGCTTGAGTAATAGCTGTGCTAAATAACGCAAAGGTACTATTACTTCTACGCTGCCCTGTTAAATCTTTAAAACTATTTGGGTATATAGCTATCGTTGGCTGAACTTTTGCTGCTGGTAAATTTTGTAAAGTTTCTGATTGTAGCTCTAGGATAGATGGAGACTGTATTTTTTTTGTTAATACTAAGTCGTCATTCTCATTTAGAACAGCACAACTAGAAAGTAAAACTGCCAATAGGCAACTGAATAACCGTGACATTTCCATCTGCATCCGTAATTGTAAGTGTTATTATTTCACCATCACTTGTATAAGAAATGGTATTCCCTTCAAGTTCTATAGTACCTTCTGTACTAGGATTCTCCCCAAATAAATTCTCTACTAATTGTCTTGACAGTTGTGCATAAATACGAGACTCCAAGTTTCTTATGAATCTTGCAAGTGTTGTATTTTCTTTATCTCTTTTAATTTGTTCTTGTAAAGCTTTTAACTCTTCTTTAATAGTCATTTTACGATTGAACTCTTGATTTTCTATTGTAAGATAATGTGAGCTAGTATTGTTACCGTTGAAAGATGGTGACTTAAACTTGTGTATCATTTCATCTGCCATACTATTAACAGACCAAAACATAATTAACATAGACCAAAAGAATATGCAAAACTTGCAGTTTCTAATAGACTTGTCGCTTTTAAATGTAGGTATTAATTTCATATTAAAATACTGTACTTATTAATAACATAGATACACCCATAAATCCTAACACACAAACCTGTATTATAGAAGCTATTGTAATTTGTTTCATAGGATGTACGTCTACAATTTTTTCTATCCAAGTTTCACTAGGAGCAAGATTTACCACTTGTAAAATTTTCTTGTTAGTCTTTTCGTTGGTCATCTCTATCTGCTTTCGCAATCTTATCTATCTCTATAAGGTTTGGTGTACCTAATAAAGTTTTAAGTAGAACATCCTGTCTAATACTTTGATTATCCATTGCTCTTACTCTGTCTATTAAACTAACTATGATACCATATTGACTATCTAGTTTAGTTGATACTCGTTCTTCCATCGTATCTAAACTTGCTTGTACTTTATCATCTAAAGTATCTAGCTTTGTTTCCATACCATCAATAATTCTGTTGATAAGTTTCCATATAAACAAACCTAACCCTAACGCTGCTGCGATTGGAAAGCCTACCTCGTTTATTAAACTTATAACTTCAGCCATTCTTTGTACCTAAAATAATCCCTACGTTCTGGACACCAATACCAGCCTTTAGGATATGTTGTTTCTTCTTTTGTCTCTTCCTTCTTCTTGTCCTCGTACCAATGACTTCCACCATCTTCCATTAGTCTTTGTTGGTGTTTGAAGCACCAAAGTAAAAGCTAATAACAGCACTAGCAAGACCACCAAGATAACCTAATACTAAGTTAATTAAAGCTTCTGAGTTCTGCTCTGGTGGTTGAAGGGTAACTAAAAATATATAACCCATAAATCCACCGACTACAGCTATACCCATAATACGAGCTGTCCAATCTTTACTAAATTTATTTCTAGCATCTTGACCATCAGCTACTTCTAATTTAAATACATCAACGTCAAGCTCTTTCATCTGAACTTCAAAAGCTTGTTCAGCTTTCTTCAGCTCAAGCATCTGTTCAGGTGTAGCTTCTTGTACTGCTTTCTCTATAGCTTTAGGTGTATTAGGTACTCCCAATACATCAGCTATCATATTAGCTGCCATGCCTCCCATTGGTCCACCTAATGCAGTTCCTAATGTAGGTGCAACAGCTCCAACTATATTTTTTAATAGTCCTTTCATTTCATACTCCTAATACCATATCTTGTAACTCTTTACTACGTCTACCCACTTGACCAAACCAACGACTGTCTTCCATTTGTACAGCCATTTCTTTCCAGTCATGTCTTCGACAAGCTCTTAACATATTTTTAAATTTGGCAAGTCTGGAACCACCAAGATTAAAACACATATTAACTATAACATGCTGTATGTCTTCTGGTAATCCATCCCAGTCTTCGTTTATTCCAAATACATGTTTAGCTTCTATGTAATGTTTTTTAAAATCTTCTTCATAATACATATCTACAACTTCTTGTGATACTTTAGTTCCTACTTCCCAATTATATTCAGGGTCTTGAGGCTGACATAAATGACCTATACCTAAAGTCTTATATCCTAAACTATCTTCGTAAATCTCTAACACTTCTCCTTCGTGTCTTTTGATTTGTTCTTTACATACATCTATGTTCATCCTAATAAATCCTCCATTTGGTCTGAATATGGTAAGCCTGTGTTAGGGTCTCTCCTATCAGCAGGGTCTTCTTTTGTATATGGTACTTTAAAATCTCCTTCAACTAATCCACCTGTAGAAAAAGTAGAAACTCTTAATGGAGGTTTAGGTTTTTCTTCAGTTTTCTTTTTTGATTGTCTAGTGGTTATATCTATTTCTCTAGCTGCTTTTTTTATTTCTTTATATCCTTCAGGATTAGTACTTTTCAATAATCCTATAGCTGGAACTTTATCTAAAGCTACAGTTAATAATCCTTCATAGTTAGAAAATAAATCAAAAATGTCATTAACTGCTGGACCTGTAAAATTTTTAACAACTGCTGCAAATAAATTATCATAAGCTAAGTTTTGTTCAGCTCTATAGAATTGTTCTGCTGGTCCTAACATACCGGTCCTGACTGCTGCATTAAATACCTCATCTCCTAAGTCAGTTTCGCCTTTTTCTAAATCTTCTAAATTTTTACCACCTGTTCTAAGTGTATTACCAAACATAGCAATACCAATCATAGTAGTGCCTCCCATAATTACACTTGGAGTAGAATGAAGACTACCACTTCTTACATCTTTACTTACTTCTCGTACTGCATTTTTTATTACTGTATTACTGAATGCTGTGGGAAAACCCATTAACCCGAAAGCCCATCTTGTTGAGGGCATAGAATGCCACAATGGTTTTTGATTTGCTGCAGCAGTAGGATTCATAATAACTTCATCTACATATCTGGCAGCACTAGGTAAAAAAGTTTCATCATAAAATTTACCTGAAGGTTTTCCTCCTTTTAAAAGCCACATTTTACCTTGATTAACATTTACACCTAGTTCCTTTAATTCATTTTCTAAACGTAAAGTTTTCTTTGGACTTAATCTTTTATTAGTAGCTAGTTCAAATAAATTGTCATACATTTTAGATTTAGCTACATTAAAGCTGGTCATCTGCACAAATCGTGTCCAATCATGTAATAAATTTATTTTAAAAAATTTGTTTTGTGCTTGAGTAGCTCTTCTTCCAAACCCTTGTCCATACATAGCAAGTGACCTATCTTCTCCAGCTCTGTCAAGTGCTCTGTTAAATCTATTTAATTCTTTTAAAGCTTGAGGTCTATTATCAGCAAGGTCTTTTTTAACAACATCATTCCACCACATTTTACGATATTTGTTTCCAGACTCAAATAAAAGTCTAATACCACCATCACCTAAGTTTTCTTCTCCTTTACCTTTTTGAAAAAGTTTTTTACCTGCTCCCCTTACTAACGGTACAGCAACTTCTGATAAGCTAGTTATTGTTGCTAGTGGTAAAAGTGCTAACTGATTACCTACAACAGCTATATCAGCTAGTCTTCTCATTGTCGCATTATCAATACCAGCAACTTGACCAGTTGTAACTAGATAAATATTTTCTAAACTTTTTATCTCTTTTGAAGTTAAAGGCTTACCTTTATTTTTTAAATCTTCAGAAATAGGGACAATAAATCTTTCACCAAATTCTTTTAAGTCTTCACCTAAATGTATTTTTCTTTGAACATAACCACCGGCTTGTTGAATATAATCATGTATTAAATTTTCTACATTATTATCTAAATAATCACTAATTTTTGTTTCGTCTATATTAGTTAATTTTCTTTCTTTTGTTAATCCGGGAACTGCCTTAGAATATCCTACTTCTCTAGCTTGTCCTCTTCCTAATGTAACTAATTCAGTATAACTTTTACCAACTATAGATGTAGGATTAATAATTTCTTCAAGCACTTCTTTGACTTCTTGATTTGTTTTAAATCCTTCAGCTCGTTTTAATTCTTTAACTAAATTTCCTTCAATCCCATTATCTAAATTTTGAATTTCTTGTTTAACAGCATTATAATCAAAGCCTCTAGGTAAGTAATTTTTTACAAATCCCAAATTTAATCCAGCATCTACTCCATCTTTTCTAATTTTACTAACTATACTTCTAATTTTACTACCAGCCAATGCTATTTCGTTTGTTGTTTTTTCAGTCATATTAAAAGCTTTTTCTAAGGAAACTCTTTTACCATCAATGTCAACTGTTTTTCTACCTGTCCTTAAATAATAAGCCAATGCATCGTTTGTTTCATCAGCAATTCTTTGGTATTCTAATCGTGTTTGTTTAACACCGGCAGTCTTACCTCGTTTACTAAATGGAATTTTAAAAAATGCATCTCGTGAACCAATTTTAGGTATAGTAACTGTTCCTCTTTCTTTTAAGCTATTAACAATATCTTGAAACTCATCTCTAAATGCACCATTGTATGTATTAACATCTTCATAAAAAGAACGTTTAGATACTTCTTGTGCTACATCATAGCCCTCACCTGAAATACTTCTTCCAGTATCATATCTAAATTTTTTAATTAATGCAGCAAGTTGTTCATTTTCTTTCATTCTTTGAACAAAACGTGCAGTTGGTTTTTGAACAAATGCTCCTAACCTAGATATTTTAGGAGTTACTGCTTCAATAACATCATCTGACATTTGTATAGTTTTATCTATAATGTCACCTTTATAGTCTTCTCCACCATCAATTCTAGCTTGTCTACGTGAGTCCATTGACTTATTAAACTTAGAAATACTAGCACCAGCACCTCTCAAGCCTAATGGAATAGCTGCAGTAATTGCACCCATAGCTGCTGCTTCTTTTAGATTAACTTGTTCTCTTCTGTCTGTATTAACATCTGTAGATTGTTTTGTAAAATTTGCAGTACTACCATATAAAAAACCTTCTCCTGTAGCAAACGCAGTCATCTGATTTGCAGTTAATGGATTTTTAATTTTCTGACCCGGAAGTTTTGCAACACCTTTAGCAACTCCTTTTGCTATTTCTTTATTAGCTACAGCTTTAAGTGTACCCTGTACAGCTTTACCTGCAGCTATACGAGCAGCAGCAGATGTACCACCTGTCCAAGGAACAAGAAACATACTTGCTAACATAGTAGGGTCTGTTAATATTTCTTTAGTAACATTAGCACCAGCTTTTGCCCATTCTATTACGCCACCTACATCAGCATTATCAAATTTATTTCGTAAATATTGATAGTCTAATTTTTGTGCATCAGTAAATTTTTTACTAGCTGATACCATCTTACCAGCATCTAGTAAGTTATAATCAGCTCCTCTAAAGTAACCGAATAAATCATCTACATCTTCCCCTTCACCAACAGACATTAAAAATCTCTCTGCTGTTTCTTGAAACTGTTTATCGTTTCGTAAATCATCTAGAGTAAATTTCTTTTTACGAGTTACTAAAGTTTGAAAAGGTGTAGAAGATGAACGTCTATTGTAATCATTTAACGTTGGCATTTAAACCTCTTTAATTATTTATATTTTACTGTGGCTACCCATTTAGGGTCAATGTCTACCCCTGTTTGTGGGTTCTTATCGATAACATCAAAGGTAACATAAAAGTCTTGGTCTTCATTTTTATCTCCTAAGTTAAAAGTTTTACCTATTTCAGGAGTATAGTCTTTCAT